TGCCGATAATGACATTGAGCGCGGCCATGATGAACGGCCCGATAGCAGCCCAAACAAACTTAATGAACTGGAATACCCAGTTAATGATTTTTTGGACAGCAGGCCATATTATCCGTGCCCAGTTCAGAACAGCAGTAAAGGCGGCCACGATGGACTTTACGATATTCGCAATAATTGGAATGATCGCAGCCCCTACGTCAAAGATAACCCCCAGGATTTTGTTGACTACAGGCCAGACAATATTCATGACCACCCAAATAATGATCTTGCCGACTTCGATAATGGACGGCAGGATGGTCTTAATGAAGTTGTAAATGGCGGCCACCAACGGGCCGACGGCCTCCCATATCGTTTTGAAGCCGTTAATCAGCGCCGTTATGAAGCGCTTCGCAGCGGGCAGAACGGTCTGCTGGAAGTTGTTCCATACCCCAATAACCATTTCTTTCAGCTGCGGCCAGTATTCCTTTGCCGCGTTGACCAGCCATTGAAAGCCGCTTACTAAGTCTTTTACGACTGTCGTAACGACGGTCTCAATGGTCGGCCAATATTTGTCTACCTGAGACTTTACCCATTGGAAAGCCATGCCCAGGGCATCTACTACCGTTGTGGCGATTTCCTTAACCTGCGGCCAGTAATTCTTCGCCTGTTCCACCACCCAGGAAAAGGCTTGCCCGGCCCTTTCCTTCAACATGTTAAACAGGTCAATGGCTTTCTGCACCCAGGCCTGGGTGCCGTCGGAATTGTACCAGGCCTTCAGCCGGTCGAACCAGCCCTGCAGCACCTTCTTCGCGCCCTCTATGCCGCCGTTCAGCTTGATAAACAGGCCGATCAGCAGGCCAATGCCGAGAATTACCCATCCTATCGGGTTCGTCAGCATGGCCGCGCCCAGCAGCCGCATAGCGATAGTCGCGGCAAGCGTGAAGGTCTTCATGGATGCCATAGCAGCAGCCACGGCCCCCACAGCGATAGCGACGCCTTCGATAAAGGGCTTTATGGTGCCCCAGTTGTCCCGGATAAAGTCGATCACCGGTTCGGCGACTTTTTTAATCGCCCGGAACGCATTTTGTATAGCGCGCGACGCTTTACTGAATGCGTCCCAGGCAGCTGCGCCCGCCCGGTGAACTTTCTTTATGAATCGGTCTATGGCCCCGCTGCGCTCCAGCTGGTCCAGCGTATCCATCAGCCGGGCCATATTTGCCCGCATTTTTTCGAAAACAGGTTTTCCGAGTTCGCGCCCCAGGTTGCTAACGAAGTCCTTAGCTTTCGCCTGCATCCCCTTGAAGGTCTTCGCCTGCATTGCCATGCCGCCAGCGTACCGTTCTTCCATGAGCGCGAACAGGGCGGCATTAAATGCCTTCATGTCGGTAATCTGCCCGCTGTTGTTAATCGGGTTGCTGCCCAGCAGCTTCGCCTGTTCTTCGATCATCTTCTTTGTGATGCCGAATTCCTTCAGGCGTTCCAGTTCGCCGGTTTGCGCGTCGGCGATAGCTTCGACCGCTTGCATCAGGTCTTTACCCATGACTGCGGCCATATCGCCGGTAATGCCCAGCACTTTCTGCGCTTCGATGCCGTACGCCGCCATCCGGGTCGTCGCTTCGACGATCTCCGCGATTTCGAAGGGGGTATCCTTCGCGAACTGGTTTGCCCATTCTAAGGCTTCCAGCGCTCGTTCCTGGCTCTTGTAAACGACGGTCAGCGTTTGCTGGTACTGCTCCATATTCGCGTTTGCGCCTACCAGCCAATCGAAAGCCTTACGCGCTGCGGCAATACCGCCCAGGGCAGCAGCAATACCCCCCAGCTTGTTAATGAATCCGTCCGATGCGCTGGATGCGCTTTTCAGGCTGTCCCGGAAGGCGTTTGTTTGTCGCTGCGCTTCCCGCATTCCGCGCGTAAATCGGTTATCGTTGTAGTTAAGGCGTATGCCCATCGTAAATTCCCGCGCCATAGAACCGGTCCCCCCTTCTCGGAAAATGGAAAAAGCCGCCTATGCGGCGGCTTACTTCTTAACCTTCGCGGCTTTCTGTTCTTCCTTTATCTTCAGCAGGGTTGCCTGGTAAATAAATTCCCGTTCCAACAGGGGTAAGCTTAGAATTTCGGAAGGCAAGCGGCCCGTCGTGTTCCAGATATAGGCCAGCAGCTTCGCTTCCCCGTTGTGTTTTAGGAGTTTTTTACCGTATCCCGCGCCTCTTTCGATGCCCGTTGACCGAAGCCGGAAGCATTCTGCACTTCGACCGCGAAGTTAATCACTTCGCCAGGCGACAGCAGCTTTGCTACCGCTTCGTCTGCCGTAGTCACGCCCAGCTTGTCCAGCAGCTGCTTGTTGGCGAACGTAAAGCTGCTGCGCTCGTCCTTGTCCACGGCCCGGATGATAACCCGAACCATCATTTTGTCGTCGTCAACCTCCGGTTCCATTCCGCCGCTGCCGTTCGGCACCATCCGTACGCAGTCCCGTTTGATCTGCTTGTATTCCGTATGGTTCAGCGCCGTAAACGGAATCACGCCCAGCTTTTCGGTTTCGAATTCGCCCTGCCTTACAGCCGTCAGGGCTTCCGTGTCCTTGCCCAGAATGTCTTCCAGGGAAACGTATTTGCTTGCCATTTCGTTTACCATCCTTTCGACTTTGGAAAATGGTATGGGGCTGGCCGATTGGCCGCCCCATTTGTCTGTCTTTCTTTGCTGCCGTTAAATGGTCTTGATGAACTGGAAGTCGTCGAACGTAAAGTCCACTTCAATTTCAACGTTACTGTCCATCGAGAAATTCATGATCGGGATTGCGTCGAAGGAGACGCCCCGCAGCAGCACCGCTTCTTCGCCGCGCGCCGTCGGGTCGGCCAGGACGCCGCGCAGCACGAATTTCGCTGTAGGGTTCGCCGCGATCTTCGCCTGCAGGCGGGAATCGACTTTGAGCATGGTCACGGAACCGCTGCCCACGCCGCCCATAACCTTATGCGTCGCCAGGAACCGGCCCGGCAGGTTGATTTCTTCTTTGTTCAGTTCTACGACGCTTTCGAATTCCTGGACGGTCTGAATCTCCTGGCCGTTCTCGTCGTAGACGTGCCCGTATCGACCGTTAATGATTTCGTTTCCGTCAATCATTGGTCAGCGCGCCCCCTTTCTTAGAATTTCACGCCGAATTTTTGGTAGATTTTTTCCATGCTGTCGGTCGGCGTATATTCGGCGTAGAAATACGCTTCGTCGATCTTCGGCGTATGGCTGGCGTTCTCGCCGTGATAGTCGGGGTCTTCGACGTACTTGTACCCCGGCTGGATGATCTCGTCGTTGACCAGCCCCCGGAAGAAGTTGTCTTCGACCATTGCCGCGTAGGCCTGGCGCGCAGCCTGCGTATTCGAAAGCGTCTTTTTGTATTCCTCGCCAAACGCTTCCGTTGCCCTGGTGATGTAGTCGATGGTCCGGGAAACGCGCATTTTGCCCATTTCCTTCGTCTCGTCGCCGGTCGGGGCCGTCAGCGTGTTCACGCCTTCGTCAATCACGACTTTGCCGCCCTGCATGACGAACAGCAGCGTTCCTTTCTGCTTCGCCAGGCGCCGGTTTCCTTTCGTCAGTTGCGTTTTCGAGTTGACCGCCTTAAAAGGTACGATCTGGTCCGTTACGCTGCTGTTCAGCGGACGGCTGCAGGCGTACGCGGCAACGAAGATAGCCATATCGGCAGCCGTGTAGCCGTCGCAGCCGTTGCCAACGTTAATCCAGCCCCGGTAATTCGCCGCGACGCTGACCGCGTTTGCCAGGCTCAAGTCGGTATCCCAGCCAGCCGGGCCGCCTCGGTAGCCTTCGACGTAAAGGCCTTCGCTGCGGACGCGCTGCACCCAGGCCTTAAACGCCGTCAAGGTCGGTTCGTCCGTCACGCCGTCCAGCGCCACCGCGTTCGCGGTTCCGTCGGCTTCGACTTCCTGCAGGAAGGCGCTGTATTCGGTGATCGTAACCGCGCTGCCGTTGTTCCCACCAGTAAAGGACGCGCCTGCCGTCGTTTCCGGCATTTCCGTACCCTTTACCTTCACCTTAACGTAGCCGCTAGCGTCGATTGCAGCCGCCAGGCCATCGACCGTATCGCTTTCGCCTTCCCACAGCAGGACTCCGTTTTCGACGATCTGCACAGCGGTCGTTCCGGCTGCTACGCCTTCCTTGACGACAGCCGTAAAGGCCCGGTCGGACGGATACAGCGTTTCAAGCGTCCAGGCCGTGCCGGATTCGACGGTAAGCGTCGCTTCGCCCTTCGCCGCTGCGCTGGTCGCCATGCGGTAGCCCAGCAGCGTCTGCGGCTTGTAGGTCGGGTCGGCATACGCCAGGTCGTACACCTTCTTCGCGGTGAGCGCCCCGGCATTCTGCGCGTTGTACGTTTCGCCGAATTCCGCCTGCGACGCGAACGGCAGCAAGACGTTAACCGGCCCCCAGTTCGCCGTGAACGGGAAAGCCGCAATGCCGATTGCGGCGCTCGGCCCCTGGCTGGAAGTGGCTTTGATGAGCGAATAAACGCCGCTCAAAACCTGGCTTTGGCCTTCGATGTAAGTACCAGCCATTTCGTTATTCCTCCTTCGTTGCCCTTACGGGCTTCTTCAGAAAAGCGTCCAGGCGCTTCGTCGCTTCTTCCCTGGTGATCTCGCCCATGACGCCATACAGCGCCCCGGCCATGATTTCAGGCGACGTTCCGAAATGCGCCGCGCCCGTGATCAGCTGCGCGGGCGTAAAAAAAGCAGGCGCTGCGGCCTGCTTTGCTTCTTGCGTTGCTTCCGGCTTGTCTCTCCGATTGCCCGCCATTCGGCCCTACCCCCCTGTCCATTATTCCGGCTCCGCTACCCGCGCCCTGGTATATACGTCCTTCGGCGGTGGCGGTGCTGCGGGTCTGCTGCGCGCATAACCGACTTCGTATTCCACCCGGAAAGGAACGTCCAGCCCGGTATCGGTTTCGAAGTGCAGCGATACGTTTTTCAGATGCCCGATTTTCGCGCCGTTGTCGTCGTAAACGTCCAGGATATTTTCGCGGTCTTCCAGGTTCAGCTGCAGGCGGGCCTGGTAGTCCAGCAGCTGGTCCAGGTTGTGAACGAAAAGCCTGCCGTACTGCCGCACCCGGTTAACGTAAGTGTACCGGCTCGTATTCCGGTCCCGTCCGCGCTGCGGGGCTTCCCACAGGATAACGGGCCGCGCTACTTTCGGCGGGGTAGCCGTAAGCCGCAGCGAATTCAGCCCTACCGCGCCCTTAATCCAGCGCTGTATGGACGACAGTTCATATTCGAAGTAGTTCACGGCCCACCCCCTAAAACAGCAGCGAATACAGCCGCCTAAATTCGTATTCCAGGATGCGCGGCATATCGTCTTCCAGGGCGTCCATCGTTTTTTCGAACATGTGCGCGCCCGGAATGACTTTCCCGGTCAATACCATTCCTTCGGGATGCCCCGGCTGGTAATGGAAGGTCCCGTTTTTCCAGAAGCCCGGCACGAACTGCCCGGCGTTCTGCGTGAAGCCGTCGTTTACGAACGGGGCATACGGTACGGCTGTACCGACGAATACGAAGGACTGGCGCCCGACTTGCAGCTGGAATACATTCTCCTGGTCGCCGAACGAAAAGCTGTTTTGCAGCCGCCCGGTCCGGCGAGGCGTCAGGTCGTCCAGATGTTCTAGCGCCCGCAGCCCCGCGCTGCGCAAAATGCGGCTTTGGGTTTTCTTGGCTTCGGCATGGGGTAGGCTGTTCAGCCAGCGCTGCCATTTCTCCATGCCGTTAACTTCAAGAGTCCGCTTCCCCACGTCAGCCGCCTCCCAGCCATATCACGCCGTTGTCGGACCGTACGGCGTTTGCGTCTTCGTATGCCCGTTTGTACGGCAGCAGCATCTTGTCCACCGTCGCCAGCGGGTCGCTGTTCTTGTCGAAGCGGTTGTAAGGCGATTCGGGGGCCGCGTTCGTAATGTTTCCCGTCACCGGGTCCGTTTGGGCGACTTCGCCTTCGGCCATGATTTCGAACGCTGTGGCTACTATCGCCTTCAGGTTCGACCGGTCAGCGTCCCAGGGTACAGGCGGCGGGTCGCCGCCGATAACACCCAGACAGTAGCTGTTCGCCCGGCCCAGGAACTTCGCCACCTGGGCGGGGTCGATTGTCGCCGCTTCCGGGTAATACGTCGCCAGGTCTTCAGCTGTCAGCAGCTGCATAAGGGGTTCCCCCTTACTTCAGGATAGCCGCGACTTTGCCCTGGTCGATAATGGCCTGGATGATCTCGGCTTTTTTCGCGTCGTACGCGAAGTCCACGCCCGCTTGCTTCGCCGCTTCGGCCAGTTCGTCGCGCTTGTACTGGCTGTCGAGAGCTTCCCGGATTTGCGCGATTTCGGCGGCCTTTGCAGCGGCTTCGTCGTCCGGCTTCTGCTCCTGGCCGCCCAGGGCTGCAGCCGTTTTGCCGTCCGGCGTTACTTCGATGCCCGCGCCTTCCGCGATCAGCGCAGCGCCGGACCGGTCGGGCACTTCGATAACTTCCCCAGGCGGCACGTCCTGGCCGCGCATGGTCACGGTTTTCTGCGTCAGAATGTACATATGCTTACCCCTTTCGACTTGACGTTAGCCGGGGCCGCCAGCGGCAGCCCCGCCAGGAATGGTTTACGCCAGGACCGTCGCAGGCATAATCAGGTCCGGGTCCGTGATCTTCGGGAAGCTGGAAGCCACAACGTTGATAACGCTGCGGGTCGGCAGCTTCAGGTCGATGGTCTCGGCGTAAATGCCGGGGTTCATGTTGTTTTCGATGGTCGGGCCGATCAGCTGGACGCCGATTTCGCCGCCTTCGCGCAGAAAAACGCCCTTCTTCGCGTTGAGCAGGCGGGCCGACGTGCGCGTACCGTCGTTCGGGTTGCGGTACGTTACCTGGGTGTCGAAAGCTTCCATCGGCGGCATGTTGCGACCGCGCAGGAAAGTATTCAGTTCGTCCAGGGTAATCAGCTTGTCGCTGAGGCCCGTAACCTGCTTCCGCACCAGCGGGTCATTCAGCACCTTGTTAATAACCGTCGTGCTGGTCATGAACACGTGCGGCGCCACGCCGTTCTTGTCCACGTAGTCGGCCACCCAGGCTTCGTAATCTGCCAGGATAGTCGGCGATACGTCGTCCCACTTCGTCGCTGCGGTCTTCTTGTTACCGGCGGGAATGCCGAAGTCAGTCTGCAGGTAAATGCCGTCTTTCGCGTACGTCAGCGTTCCTTCACCCAGCGCCTGCCAGGTCATCCATTCGATGCGCGCGTCCACGTTTTCGCGGATTTGCCGTGCCTTGTTCAGCAGCTGCGTTTCCGCGATCTTCCGGCGCTGCTCGTTGCCCTTATCCATGAGGGCGCCCAGTTCTTCTTTCGTCACCAGGTATCCCTGGGCAATGTCGGCAACGCTGCCGGATACCCGGCGCATCGGGTCGCGGTCCGTCAGCGGCACTTCGGCCAAGCCCGACACGATGTTCGCCATGTCGGCCTGCCGCGTGACGTAGGTTTCGTGGAAGTGCGTATCGAACGTTTCTTCACGCGGAAGGAACCGGCTCCCTACGAAGGTCGCCTTGACCGGGATTTCCTGGATAAACCGCGTGAACAGCGGGTTAGCGAACAGTTCGCTATACTGTGCAAGTCCTGCCATTGTCGTAATTCCTCCTTGATCTCGTCATGTAGTGCGGTAAAACAAAAAGCGGCCCGGTGGGCCGCCTTCAATCTGCGGATTCGCAGGGTATTCGGTTACGACACGAAACGGATTTGCGGGCAAGCAGCCATAAAGCCGTCCGTGCAGCCGATCAGCTGGCCTTTGTAGACGGCGCCCCATACCAGCGCCTGGCCGCAGATAACGTCCGGGTTCGTACCGGCGTCCGTCGGTTCGAACTTCACCGACTGGTCAAGAATGACCGGGTTCGAATAGCCAGCGGGAAGCGCCCCGTTGCTGTCCGTCACGCCGCCCGTGTTGTACGGCACGTACTTGCCGGACGAATCTTCCCGAACCAGGCATTGGCCTTCCAGAACGGTCGCCCCGAGCGCGAAGGCGCTGCCCTTGAGCGTAATGCCGTTCGTAATGTAGCCGTAGTTCGCGCTGGCCTTGATTTCCTTTGCGGCATTGTAGGATTTCGACCGCAGCTGTGCGTCATAGGTTCCTGCCATCGTGTAAACCTCCTAAGTAATGATTTCTTTACTTCTTACTTCTGTTGCGGCTTAACGCCCGCGCGGGCCAGCATGTCGGCCAGTTTGGCTTCGTCTTTCGACTGGGCGCCGCCCTTGCTGCCGCCCGTGCCGCCTCCGGGGGGTCTGCCTGCAAAGTTGTTTCCGCCGCCCTTTTGGTCGTCGGCAGGGTTGTCGTCTTCGCTGCCGCCACCGTCGGACGTTTTGAACAGGTAAGGTTCTGCCTTTGCCAGCTTCTTCAACAACAGTTCGACGCTGCGCTTGTCGGGTACGTCGTTTTCGTCGTATTCGATTTCGTCGGCGTAGTCCTTCAGCGCCCGTACGACCGCGACAGGGCTTACCGGCGTATAGGGGCCGCTGGCGTTTCGAAGGACAGCGACTTCCAGCGACAGGTCCCTAACCTTATCGGCCAGCGCCTTCGCCTTGTCTGCGGCTTTCCGCAGCTGCGCCAGTTCCTTTTCGTCGATCTGCGCGCCGCTCTTGCCGTCGCCCTTGCCTGCTTCTTTTACCAGGTTGACAATGTACGGAATCAACCCTTTATTGTCTACGTCCAGTTCGATACCCGCCGCCCGGAATTCCTTACGAATCAGACGGCGCGCGACGTTTACAGCCATGCGGTCCATGTCCTCCTGGCTGTAAATCAGTTCCCCGCCTTCGGGGGCCTTCGGGTCGAATTCCAGCGCCTTGTCGTGTTCCTCCTGGGTAATGTCGCCGTCTTCCAGCAGTTCCTTAACCTTCGCTTCGTACTGGGCCTTCGTCAGCTTTCCAGCCCGGTACTTCTCCTGCAGTCGTTTCAGCCAGTCCATAACTGTAATCCTTTCCGCGCAGTTTTAAGGCCTTCGCCTGTAAATGCGCCCCGTTTGTCTATGCGGTACGGGTAAACGTCATATTGGTAATGCCCCGGTGAACCGGGTATATAGAAAAAGCCATAATGCGCGCAGCTGCAGTCCGCCGCCTTCCGGCGGTTCGATCTGCAAATGCGGATTATGGCTTTTCCGGCGGTATTCAGTTGACCGCTGCGGCCCAGCATCAAATAACGGCCCCTGGGGGCGCGTCTTCGGGTTCGGGCACGTCGCCCGTAAATTCGGCGTCAGGCATAACCCGTTCGATAATCAGCCGCGCCGAAAGGGCGCTGCGCAGATGGTTCGTTTCGGTCTGCTGCCCGATAGGGCCTACAGGTTCGCCTTCCAGGTTCGCGGCTTCGGCCAGGATAAGCTGTATCAGCGTACGGTTCCCGGTAAGCGCTCCGTCCTCCCAGGCTACCCGAACCGGGTTACTCCCGATGTGCCCGGTCGCTTCGAATCTCATAAGGATGCCAGCACCCCCACAATGAAGTTATAGTAATCGGGGTCGTTTTCAAGCCCATACCGGTTAGTAAAGATGCCTTCGACTCCCATACTGAATATTTCGAAGTACGACTTTTCGGTATTCCCGTAGTCTTTACCCATGTACGGGTCCCGGAACTTGTCACGCCGGGTTTTTTCGTCCTTGCCGTATCCCCGGCCCAGCCATTGCAGGGTTTCGCCTGCCGTCCGGCGGTCGTAAAATTGCTTTTCCAGCCGTCGAATTTCCGGTATGACGTGTTCCATCCTGTGGCCGAATTCATGCACCGCGACACGGGTTAACTGGTTCATGTCGTAGCCGCTTACGCGGAAGTCGGAAATGCGGCTGCCGCCCCGGTAATACCCCCGCTTTACTATCCGCGCATCCAACGCACCGAACGCATGGGAAGCATCCAGCCAGGCCGTCGGGAAAAACTTCTGCGCCGCGAAAATGGCGTCTTTCGCCTTCTTCTGGCTGCCGGATACGAAGGTGTGCGAAGCGGTGCTGCCCATCTGCCGAATCTCCGAGAGAACTTTAACTGCTTGTTCGCCCCGAATTTTCGAAAGCGGCGCGGCTATAACAGACCGCGCATTCCGCTTTTTGAACAGTTCGGCCCGCAGGTTGGCTATTTCGTCCGAGAGTTCGGCAACGCGCCTGCGGTTTTCAATGGTTGACCAGTCCAGCTTATCCAGTTCGGCCCGCAGCTGCTGAATCCGCGCATCCAGGGCGTCGCCTTCCGCTTGCAGCCTGTCCAATTCTGCCCGAATCGGCTGCACTTGTTCCGCTACCCGGCGTTCGATCTCCTGGCGTATCAGGTCGCCTACGTTCCGGGCCTTTTCCTCCGTATCAACGCCCGCAGCCAGCAGCTGCTTCACAGGTTCGGCCCAGGATACAGCTGCGGCGGCAGCGGCTGCCGGGTTCGGTGTACCACCGCCCGTCGGCGGCGTTCCGCCTGGCGGCAGGTTCCGCCGCTCGTCGTTCCGCAGGTAGCGCCGGGGGTCGTCGTTCCGCAGCCGTTCGTCCAGGTCGATACCGCGCCGCTTCGCGTATTCCCGGTAGTCTTTGGCGTCCGTGTATATCCGTTCGCCGAAGGCCGTTTCGCTGTCTCCTTCGCCGCGCGCTATGCGTTCCCCTTCCCGGACGCCCAACGACGCCAGTACCGGGCTGTATTTGCAGCGGCAATTCGGATGATTCGGGATACGTTCGCCAGGTCTGCCGGGCATTTCCGGGGTATCGTAAGCCAGGTCGTAGATTTTCCCGTCATTCGCCGCGTCCTTCGGGGCCGTCCGGCTGTCCAGGGTCGCGTTCCAGCGCTTACCGTCCAGTATATCAGCATTCTGCATGAATACATGGCTGGATGCCTGCGACGCGGCCCGGTTAAGTTCCGTCCGGGCCAGGCGGACGCTGTTAAAATATCCCTCCTGGGCGATCTCCTGGATTCGGCGGGCCGTCCGGTTGATGTCGTACCCTTTCGTTACCGCTTCTTCGACCGCTTCGCGCATCTTCAGCGCCAGGTACGCCGTATTCGCCCGTATCCGGTCGCTGTACGTGTTCCCATCGGGCAGCCAGGGGTTCGCCAATACGCCCATTACCTGGCCGTACGTGACGGCTGGCGCGATAATGCCCGCCTGGGTCGCTTCCTGCAGCCCGAAAGCGTGAAAGTAATAGCTGTCGGCGTAGGTAAACGCCAGGTTATTCGTCAGCTTTTCGGTCTGCTCGGCTTCCCGGATGTAGTGAAGCAGCGTTCCCAGGTGTTCGATTGCCCGTTCCATGTTGCGCTTCTTCGCGGCGTCTATCGGCTGCTTACGAATCGGTACGCCCTGGGCGTCTTGCAATTCGCCGATCAGGGCGGCCATTTCCTGGCCGATTCGATCGCCTGCGCGTTTCCAAAACGGGGCGATCTCTTGGGCATACTTTAACGCTCGCTGCCCCAGGATGTCGTTATACCGGTTAACGTATTCGTCCAGCTTCGCCTGACGCTCGGCTATGCGCTTATCCAGTTCGTCGTTTTTCGGCGGCTTCGGATTCCGCGCCATAACCTACGTCCTCCTTTACGGGTTGCCGCCGTCTCCGGTTCCTTCGCCACCGTCTCCGGTGCCGCCCCCGTTCAGCTGTTCTTCCAGGTCGGCTACCTGCTGCTGCAGGGCAGCTACCTGCGCTTTCAGCTGCTGGTTTTCCGTTTCCAGACTGTCCGCAATTGCCCGATAGTCGTATTTCGCCATTTCGTCATTCCTCCTGTTCTTGTCCCGAAGTGTTCGGGTTGTTGCTGTTGGTGTTGTCCGCTGCCCTGGTATTCGCTGCCCCGGTATTCGTGAATTCGTTGTCGAAGCCCATAGCACCCAGCGCCCGCTGCGCCGCTTCAGCCTTCTGCTGCTTCATCTCGTCCAGCGCGGCCTGTGGATCGGGGATAAACCATAGCAATTCGTACAGGTACGAATCCGGCACGATACCCGCCAGCGTCGCTACGACTTGCGCCATTTCCAGGAAGTTCTGCGGCAGGTTGCGGTTCAGCGTAAAGTCCACCCAGGCGCTGTCATACAGCGGTACGTTGGCCGGTGGCTTCGCCGCGCCCGTCAGAATCGCATAAACGTCTTCGACGCCAGCTTCCGTAAGCCGCTTCGCGTTCAGGAAGTCCGTCAGAATCGCCACCAGACGCTTTACCGCGCCGGTAAAGTAAACTTCCTTCTTGCCCGCCTTAATATCGACGCCCGCGTACTTGACTTTAATTTCGGTCGCCGTCGCGCCGGACAGGTCCGACAACTTCGGGATAAACGCTTTTTCGTGCAGCGTGTCTCGCAGCCGGTTAAGGAAGTTTTCTACGGCGGTGTCGTCCTGGGGCGGCGCTATGAACTTCGCGTCGCTTTCCTGGTTCTTCAGCGCGATTGCCCGCGCCTTGCGCATTGCCATTACTTCGCCTTCGGCTTCCTTTTTCGTCGTCCCCAGGGTCGCGCCGATGAACACCAGGAAGGCGTCTTGCAGGCGGTCCACCATGTTCGCCTTGTCGCTTAGGGCGTTCGCGTACTCGTCCACCAGGTCCAGGATGCCCCCGGCCAGGTCGGATACGCCTGCCTTTTTCTTGCGTTCGCTGTAGGTCGCCGGGCTGCCATTCAAAAAGACGGCTACCGGGATGCGGGCCGCCTTGTGTTCGGTCACGAATTCGTCGCCTACGTCCGGGTCCAGCGTGATACCGTCGCCGGTGTCGTCCATCTGCAGCCAGATTACGAACCGCTGGTCGTAGATTTCGATTTTCGTTACCGGCGTCGGCCTGTCTTCGCCGGGCTTGAATACTTCGGTTTCGTACGCCCGGATAACCAGCCGCAGCCGCCCCCGCGTATCGTAAACGGGTATCATTTCCTGGACGGGGAATTCTTCAATGTCGATATTGCCTTCTTCGTCCACCCAGCCCATGCCGAACGACTGACCGGCTACGCTGCCCTGGGTCAGCATTTCGCGCAGCACCCGCTGGCCTTCTTCCTGCGCCAGCAGTTCCAGCAGGTCCGTACGGTAGGCTTCCAGCAGCTGCGCTTTCTCCGGGTTCGGGTTGCCACCATCGGCCTTGTCTTCGAAGGACCAGGCTATCGGCTTGCCCAGCATGTAGTCCACCACAAAGTCGATAATAACCCCGGCCATCGTCGCCTGGATTTTGTGGTTCACGTCGTCGCCGCGCGCCTTGTCCCTGGCGTCGATGCTTTCCAGGTAGCCGTCGTATGCGCGCTGGAACTTTTCGATACCGTCTTCGTCCAGCTGCCGCCGGTGTCCGTCGATGATGTTTTTCACCCAGGCACCGTTATCCTTTACCCAGGCTTCCGCAGCTGCGCGCGCGGCTTCCAGCGTCGGCTTTGCCGCCAACAGCTGGGGAATATAACCGACTACCGCCATATGTCACGCCCTCCTTTCGTCATCAGTTGGTTCATCCGCCCAGTTCGCCCCGATCATACGCCGACGCCTTGCGGCCTTGCGGGTCCTTCATCATGTAGGCCGCCCGAATCAATAGGAACAGCCCCATAACGATGTCGTCATGCGGCACATGGCCTTCGCGGCGCGGTTTCGCGGTCGCGGGAACGTGAAAGTTAATCTTCTGCTCCTTCTTCGCCACCCGGACCAGGTTTTCCAGCTGCCAGCGCGCTTCGTCCCACAGGTCGGCTTGCTGCAGGTTGCTGTCCGGCCTGCGGGGCATACGGAAAAGGCCGCCCTGGACGTAAGCGTAAGCCAGATAACCCAGCTTACTCTTGTTCTCGTCCCCGGCAGCCTTGAATTTGTACGCTTCGATCTCCATTTCCGGCAGCTGCTCAATCAGCCAGTAGGCCAGCGGTTCGCCCAGGCCGGTCGCGTCGCACGTCCCGCCGATGCAGTTCCAATGCTTCAGAATGGTTTTGATCTGCGCCCGCTGCTGGGTGTGCGCCTGGCCTACCCACTGATAAAAGCAGACCGGCACCACCACGCCGTCAGGCATTAGTTCGCCGATGGTAAGTATGGTCGCGTCCCGTTTGTGGTTCCCGGCTTCGACTTCTTCGGCCAGTTCGGTAACGGCTTCTTCCTGGCCCGCCACGTCGATACTGAAAACGTAGCTGCTGCCGGGTTTCGGCCCCTGGCGCATTTCGAACGTGCTGGCGAATATCCGGGCCAGGTGCGCTTCATTGAAAAAGCGCCCGATGGTATCGACGAACTGCAGCCGGTACTGCGTCTGCACCGCGATATGATTTTCGCCCAGGCGCGCGACCAGGTTTTCGTAGAACTTACGGTAGTTCTCGTTCCCGGACGCTATCACCCGTTCGGCGTCAATCTTGAACACCAATTTAGGGCGGTATCCCAGCTGCTTTTCCAGGCGGGCTTCCATGTCGTACGCCTGTTGCAAGCCCTTGTAGATAAAGCAGTCCTTCGTCCAGGCGACGCCGTACAGTACGGTCGTCGCGTTGTTGAAGCTGCCCATAGGCTGCGCGTCGCGGTTCCATTTCGCTTCGTCGATGTCCTGCGCTTCGTCGCCTTCCAGCAGGGTAAAGGCGGTCTGCGACGCGACGTTCGCGGTCGGGTTAATCGACAAGAACGCCCATTTGTTCGAATCGCGCGGCTTCCCGATATGGTACTTGTAGCCGTCGCTTTTCGACCATATTTTCCGCGTTATCACGCTGCCCGCCAGGCCCCCGGTGTCCGGGGCGTCGGCCCCCTCCAGGCGGTCCATCGATGCCTGCACCTGTGGCTTGTGAACCGGCGCGAACTTGACGCCGCTTATGCGTTCGCCCGTGTACCAACCGTACAGCAGCAGGTAGTGCTGCACAAACGCGCTGATTTCGTTTTTGCCCGCCTGGCGGCTTATCATGACGACGATAAACCAGCCCAGGCCGTTCAGGGCGCTGTAGATAATGGCGTCCGCCACTTCCAGCTGGTAGTCGTACGGGTCATTTTTCCGCAGCAGACGCCACGCCGTCCGCAGGTTTTCCCGCAAAAAGAGTTCGTCCAGGCTGCGAATCGTGTTGTAGGGCAGGGCGTCGCGGGCTTCCTGGACGGTCTTCGGGACGCTTACGACGGTCGGCGCGCCGCTTATCGGGTCAACGTCTTCCAGGTAGTCGTATTCGACCAGCTGGTAGGCGCTGCTGCCGTCGATCATGGTTTCAGCCCGGCCAGCCGGATTATCGCGGCGGGGGGCAGGTGCTTGTATTCCTTCGGATTGATACCCTGCGCCTTCAAGATAGCCAGCGCCTGGGCCAGCTGCCCGTCTTTGTACCCGGTGCCCATCCTGGCCGCCCTCCTTTCCCTGAAATAGAAAAAGCCGCCCGTAGGCGGCCCTGCTATATATGTTTCCATGTCCTCCTGGCGATAATGTCGCAAACCGTGCCCGTTTTTACGCCGTACTTCTCGGCCAGGTCCTTCATTCGCACCCCGCCAGCCGCGTATTCGGCCCGTATCGCCCGCACCTGGTCTTCCGTAAGCTTCGTAAACCGTATGCCGCTTTTCAGCGGTTCCAGCTTCCGCTGCTGCCAGAAGGCCGCGACTTCCTCCGGGGTCTTCAGTTTCGCCAGTTCGGCGTCCAGCTGTTCCAGGCCCTCCCGGATATGCCCCCAGGATTCGCCCCGCAGCAGGCTGCCCACAGCGGTTACAGACAGGCCGTATTCTTCGGCCAGCTGCCGGGCGGTTTTCGCGCCCGAATAATACGCCCGGCGCATTTCGACTACCTGGGCTTCCGTTACGCGCGCCCGCCGGTGTTTCTCGCCCCTGGGTATGCTGGCCTTGTGTCGGGCCTTCGACTGCTCCTTCCGCCAGGCCAGGTATTCTTCAAGCGACGAAAATTTCCGCTCTACTCCGGGAATGTAA